ATCCGCCTCCGCAGCGAAGTGAACACCGAATACCCCGGCCGGGCAAAGGTGTCGGATGGGTCGATTGGCGACGCATCCCATTCATCCCGCACCTCGGACCACAACCCCGATCCCCGTGGCGTGGTGTATGCGATCGACGTGACGCAGGATGATCCGTTCGACACCCCCACCCCGAACGATGACGTAGCTGAAGCCCTCGCTGAATGGCTGCGTGCATCGAAGGACAAGCGGATCAAGTATGTGATCTGGCGTGGGCGCATGTTCTCGTCCTATGCCACCCGTACCCGCAAGGCTTGGGAGTGGGGGGACTACAACGGTCCGAACGGCCACTTCCATCACGTCCACATTTCCCTCAACGCCGGTTCCGGTGACGAAGATCGTGGATGGGGGTTCAAGCGGCCGGTCGGCGCACCGGTCACCCGCAAGTGGATTCCGTTCGGGAAGAACCGGACCGACGCCTCGCTTCGTGCGCTGGGTGGGGAACTGGTTGAGGTAACCGAAGTCGAGATGATCCTGACCGCCTTGGCCGACGATTGGAACGCACTCGATCTACTGCCGGCCAAGATCGACGGGGCATGGACTTCCGAGAAGGACTTCAAGGCGATTGGCAACTTCAAGCGCCGGATGATCGAGCTTCAGAAGTTCACCGGGCAGATGCCGTGGCCGAACACCGACGCAGGGGTCGGGACCAACACCATTGCCGCATTGCGGTTCTGGAACGCCCAGCGGAAGAAGTAAGGAACCACATGTCCCGTACTGCCGAACGTGCAAGCCTCGACCCGCCGACCCGCTTCATCCTCATCGAAGGTGATGCTGACCGGCACGAAGAAGCCATCGACAACTTGGGCGAACGGATGACGAAGATCCTATGGGTGCTGATCGGGATTCTGGTCACCACTACTTCCACGTCCATCGCACTCGTCCTGAACATACTGGTGAAGCCATGACCGCTACACATGAACCCTCCATGCCTCAGCCGAAAGACTCACAGGCCAGGCTGATCCGATGGGCATTGATCCTCACCGTGATGAACGTCATCATCGTGGTGACCGCTGGACTGGTGACGCTGCCGAAGGTGGTGAATACCGAGCGGACTACTGGCCGGGTGCAGGACGGCATCGACATTCAGGGGTGCCGGTCACTCTACAATGCCGACGTGGTGACCGCACAAACGAATGCGTTGGTGGTGGTGCTGGCTGGGTTGAAGGCCACGGCGACCGACGACGATGGGGGGCTACAGGATCTTGTGACGCCTGATCCAAAGACCAACGTCACGCCCTATGACACCACGGTCGGGGACATTTACACGGCATGGGACGAATACAAGCGGGCCGTTGATCTGTCAAACACCAACCCGGTAGAGTTCGTGGAACAGTGCGAGAAGAAGCAGGGGAAGAAGCAGGAGAAGCCGAGTAGGCCGGTTCCTTCCTCCACCACGACCAGGCCCGGTGGGTAGACGTACCTCTGGCTTCCTCGGCCTCCACCCCGTACCATCAACTTCATCCCCCACATGGAACCACCCCCGGCCGCTAGGGCTTCGGGGGTGGTTCTGTGAGAGGGAAGATCAACCATCCCCGCAGGGATTGTCGGTGCTGACTAGGCACAGGAAGAACGGTAGCAGATGCCATCCACGGTCGCAAACAGAATCCCCAGGTACGAGGAATCCACGATCTACCAAGGCCGGCCATGGGAACCCATCGTGGTGCGGTTCCGTGCAGCAGACGGCACCTACGAAGCGATTGGCTGCCAGGCCAGAGTCGTGACCGGACGGGTCGATGAGGGCGGTGAGGTGGTGGCCGTGTGCGACGTGACAGCGGTGGCCGATGAAGGCTGGGCGGTGAGCCTCGATGCGGCTGGGTCTCGATCGCTCCCGACCATGCAGCTTTACGCCGAGGTGATGGTGAAGCGGAGTGGGGAGGAATGGAAGACGGCGGTGTATTACACGCTGACCGTGGAATCGGAAATGTCGGTGCCGGTGGTGAGCATTGTGGTGACCGGCGACAACACCTTGGCGGTTGGGGAGATCGTGAGTCTGACCGCTACCGCCACCTATGACGATGCAACAACCGAAGACGTGACAACGCAATGCGTCTGGACGAACTCGATTTCCGGTCACGCTGTGGTCGAGTACGGGAACGGCTATGTGCATGGCGTGGATGCTGGCGTGACGGTGATTACGGCGGCTATTGGCAGCGTGACGGGGACCAGGACGGTGACGGTCGCATGAGTGATGACACCTTGGAACTAACGATTGAAGAAGCAACTTCCACTACCACCGAGGAAGTGACGTGTGATGTATGAGAGTTGACGCTCGAGACAGGGTTGCCTGGTCCTGCCGGTTCTGACAACGGGGATCATGGCTCGCTCACGGGATTGGGTGACCCCGATCACCCGTCAACTGCGATCAGCGTCCCCACTGACACGCTCTCAGTCATCGACCCCGATCTCATCTACGACGACGTGTACGACCACGCCATCACCATCGGAGCCAGCGCACCTGCAGCTGCCATCATTGCCACTTCAGCCGCCACCTACATCTCGGCTCAACCGACCACGGTGCAACAGGCGCTCGTCAACAGTGCCCAACTCATCGGGCCGCTGTTGGCTGCCACTGCTATCGCTTTGTCTCAAGCGGGCGCAGCTATCCCTGAGACGGTCATAGACGCCAAAGGTGATCTGATCCTCGGCACAGCGGACGACACGCCTGATCGGCTCGCTATCGGCGCAAACGGCAAGGTGTTGACCGCCGACTCGGCGGAACCCACCGGGTTGAAGTGGGGTGACGCACCGGCCCCGACTGCCCGCACCATCAACACCACAGCCCCCCTCACTGGTGGAGGTGATCTATCGGCAGACCGCACCATCGGACTCGCTACCCCGCCGTCGGGCCTGTACGTTTCGGGTTCGCTGTAGCTGTCGTGGTCACCTACTTCCGGTGGTATTCGAAGCGTGGCCCCAGGTTCGGTGGTGTTTTGGCCCGTGATCCTTGACGGACCGGCGATATTGGACGGGTTGAGCATTGACGTGACGGTGGGCGGTGCGAGCGGTGCCGGCCACCTGTACCTGGTCACGTCATCGGCTACTACTGGCCGGCCTACATCCTCGTCCACCATCCTCGCCACGGCATCCAACATCGCCACGGCCACCAACTCCACCAGAGTCACGGCAAGCTTTGATGCCTCGGCCACTGTCTCGCTTGGTCCTGGTTGGGCGTGGGCCATGTTCCACTCGATTACCGGTACCCCGACCCTCCGGGCCACGTCCGGTGGCTGGTTCGCTCCGCCCCCCGTGCAGGCCACGACGGCATCAACGGCGAACGGCCTGGCGTGCATCAACGGGACCGGTGCCGGCACTAGCTCCACAGCATTGACCACCTTGTCGGGCATCACGATCGGCACTGATCTCAACCAAGCACCGCTTATCCAATGGAGGGTTGCATGATGCGTATACAGGAATGGGCCGACGGGGAACTGGTGTCCGAGGAAGTGGTGGACGATGAGCCGCCTTCCATCGACACGCTGCTTCAAGGCGTGCCTGTCGAACAGGTGGCCTGGGCGATTACCGTTGGGGCTACCCTGGCTTCTCGGGCCGGCGACCTTTACACCGCACTGGAAGACATTGCCCTGTCCAACACGGCACGCCCAGCTATCGAGATCGTGACCGAAGTGGCACTATCGGCGGTGGAGTAGCCTATCGAGCGCCGGCACCCCCGGCCCTGCTGACGGAGTGTTAGTAGGGCCGGGGGTCTGGTAGCCCACGGCCGCTGAGAGGGCGGGAGGCAGGCGTGTGGACGGCGCAGTTATGGGTGGTCGAATGGGATGACCAAGGCTGTGACCCAATCCTCTGCCTTGGCCCCCGTGGACACCATGCCCACTCGAACCCATCTCCCATCCCAGGCTTTCTCCATGAGCGCCCACCCATCGTGGCGCTCCACTATCGCCCGATTGCCCCATCGCATCATTTCCATGGCGGGGTCCAGCGAGGGGCAGTCGGTTTCACGGGGGCGGGAGCATCTTCCACCTCGAACGGGAGGGTCGGTGCGATGACCAACCCGTACTCCCCATCCCCTGCCCCCGTACCTACTTCAGCCATCGGTGCTCGGTCATCGGGCGTGGCATGGCGGGTGGGATCGAACTGGTCCAGATCCACGGCCATCCCAGGAATCGGCGCCTGGTCCACGACGTGCCCGGTCTTCAGCACGGTCTTGTCTTCCCCGATTCCCAGCACGAACCATTCCAGGGTGGTCATGTCGGCTTTGCGTCGCTTGGCCCCCCAGTACATGTTCTCGATGTAGCGACAGATGAGGTCATGTTGGAAGGTGGTGTTCGGACCGATGCCGAGTTGGGAGTTCGGGACGACGGTGGTTATCGAGTCGTACCGGTTGGTGGTGGTTAGGAAACGAAGGATGATGCACTGGTTGGATTCCTGAGCCTTCGCCATCACACACCACCTGGCTTGCGACCGATGAGGATTGGATCACTGCCGTCCATGTGGTCTGCATAGATCACGCCCGCCTGTGTCAGCATCGCACGCTGGGTGGGGTCACTGAGTTGCCATGTAGTGCAGAGGAAGAACAGCCCACCCGGCTTCAACGCCATCACTCCGATGCGCACTGCCTCGATGTCCCAACCGCTAGAAGTCACGATCGCATCCACCGACTCAGCCGTGATGCCATAGGTGAACAAGTGCCCACCGTTCAGCACGTTCGGATGGGACGCCGGCTTGAAGCTATACACCCGCACATAAGAGTCATCGGGGCCAGGAGGCATGAGTGGGGTGAGGCCGTGGATAGACTCATCATGATCGTTGGGGTCAAGAATCACACCTGAGAAGTCGATCCACTGAAGGTAGCCACTGAGGGCATTTAGCTGGTCGGGGGTAATGGTCACAGCTTGGCCCTCCCGCCGTTGTGCCGTGTAGCAAGCCATTCGATGAGCACCGACCTGGCCGGCGTCATGTGGAACTGCAATCTTCCGTGCTGACGGTTCCAGCGATTGTTCTCACACCGCTTCTGGAAGTCAGGCTTTCGTGTGTGTGGGAACCGCTGCATCTTGATCTCGATGAGCGTCTTCCACGGCAGGTCCGCTAGTGGGTCAAGTGGAAGTCTCATAGCGCCCTCATTTCTGCGTCTACTTCAGCGATCATCTTCGTTACGACTCGTGCGGCTTGCGGCACGACCGAGTTTCCTAGCGCCCGATTTCTGTCCAGTCGTCGGGGTACCCCATCATCCACTCGAAAAGCCGGGGGTGGGGGTTCCGGCCACCCGGCGCCAGGTCTTGCAACAGGCGACAACCGGAGTGCTTTCGCATAGAGGGCATCAACTGGTTCGCCTGTCGGGTCGGAGTTGCCAACCACAAAGATGCGCCGTCGAATGTGGGGGGCACCAACCGCACCGGCTGGCACCTCCACCGACATGGTGGTGTATCCGTGCCTGGCAAGGTCGGCCCGCACCTGGGGCACCCAATCATGCCAGGGGACGACGTTCTCAACCATGACCCACGAAGGGGTGGTTGCTTCAATGCACCTTGCGAACTCTGCCCATAGGCCGGACTTCTTACCTTTGAGCCCTTGTCGAGCAGAGGATGTGTTGGCGGTAGATATGTCTTGGCAGGGGAATCCTCCGCATACGAGGTCTGGTCGCTCAACTTCAGTCCAATCAATCTTCGTTATGTCGCCCAGGTTGGGGACATGGGGCCAATGCTTCGCCAGCACCTTCGACTGAAAGGGTTCAATCTCGGACTGCCAGACAACTTCAAACCCTGCGTCTTCGGCGGCAAGCTCGAGGCCACCGATCCCGCTGAACAGGGAGCCTACCTTTAGGCGCTTCATCGCCGCACCCGCTCTCGCCGTCGTGCTTTGGTCTTCGGCTTCTCCGGTAGCACTTTATGGCCCTGGCACCACGGCAGTCCCCATTGATCCAACCATGCCACGCTGTTACTGCATCCCACTCGAACCTCATGCATGTAGTGATCCCCTGGTCCCGCCTTTACCCCCATGCATGGCCCCCGCCCTATCTCATCCCACGGCGACTGCTCCCCCGACAAGCACCTTGCGGCTTTGTATATCTGACTGAGCCATGCCGCCTTGTTCACGGCATCCGGCTCGGGCAGGAACAGCACGAAGCACCCACGACGGGTATGGGTGTCCTGCCAGTAGATGGCGGCACGGGTGGAGAGCTGGGCGATGGGATGGTGGAAGCCCAATGCCTCGGCTGCTGCCTGGCCCACGGCGATGACCAGCATTGGCGCTACGTCGGCCACCTTCTCCTGTGCGTAATCTGACGTGATCCACGCTTCGGGGCACAGCCCGCACAATTCGATTCGCCTGACGACTTCTCCTTCGCCGTTGTCTACTACCACGAACCCCAACCCAGCTTGCGCCGAGTCACGCATCGGCAGCGGGGTGCTCACCATCACCTCAGCACCCAACTCGTCAATTATATCTTGCACCGCTCTAACTACCATTTGCCCACCCCTCTCGCTTGTACAACGTGTCCTGCATCCTGGCTAAGTCCTTCCTCGTCCTGACCACCGATCTAGAAATACTCCTGCGCTTGTTGGCGTACTTGGTTTGGTCTGTCGCGGCCCACCCAAAAGTCACCTCTTGGATGCATTGGGGCGATAGCAATTGCCGCAAGCGATCCGCCACAGGGCCACCAACGCCGCCACCGTCTTCCACTGCACCGGCAGCCCCCGCCATGCCATATACGCCGCCTTATTGCTAAACCGCACCCCCGTCGCCCGGCTATTGATTAAATGGGCCTGATGGGTCCGCAACACCTCGATCAAATGTTGTTGCACCGGTGTCAACGGTCGCTCACTCATAGGGTACGAATGTCCTGCTCTTCATAAATACTCTTCCCACCGCCATGCCGCACCGCCCGATCCAAGCCCATCACCAACGCCACCATACCATCAATGCGCTCGGTTGACGCCTGCTTATCCGGCTTGATATTACCGGCTGGGTCTTCTCGTGCCACCAAATTGTCAGCCATCCAACTCAGCACCGGATTGCCGCCATGGTTCAACTGCCGGGCCAGGATCAGCTTTTCCAATTCCTTCATTGGCGCCGAAGAAGGTCAACGCAATGCGCCAAGAGTTTCGATTGGTGGAGCAGAATGAGCCGGATCGGGGTGAGCGATGTGACGGCGCTGTTGGGGGCTGTATGCCTGATGGCGGCGATTTACTTGCAGATGGGTGTGGTGGGGCTGCTGGCGGCGCTGGGGGCGCTGTTGATCGTGGTGAGTGTGTGGATGGCGCGGCAGGAAGCGATCCAGCGCTGGCAAGCCAAGCACAATAAACAACAAGGCTAACGATGAGCGTATTATCACGGCTGTGGGAACCGAGTGACGAGCGGCGTGGGGTGACGCTAAGCAATGAGTTGATGACGACCTTGCGCGGTTTGATCCGGGGCGATGGGCCGGTAACGCCTTCATCGGCGATGCAGATTGCGGCCGTCTTTGCGTGCGTGCGCGTGCTATCGGAGTCGTTGGCGTCGCTGCCGCTGATCTTCTATGAGCGTCAGGAACGTAGTAAGAAGCGTGCTACGAACCATCCGGTATACCGGTTGCTGCATGATCTGCCCAACCCGGAGCATACGAGCGTGGAAATGCGCATGATGATGCAGGGGCATCTGGCGACGTGGGGCAATGCGTATGCGCAGATTGTCTATGACCGCCGTGCCCAGGTGCTGGAGCTTTGGCCGCTGCGGCCGGACTGTATGACGGTGGAGCGCCTGTTGCCTGATTTGACGTTGCGCTATCGCTATTCGTCGGTGGAGTATGGCACGGTTGACTTTGAATGGTATGAGATTCTGCACTTGCGCGGGCTGGGCTTTGATGGACTGCTGGGCTATTCGCCGATCCGGTTGATGGAACGGACGTTGGGCGTATCCAACAAGCTGGAGCTTTATGGCGATAAATTCTATGACAACGGCGCCCGGCCGGGGCTCATGCTGAAGCATCCGGGCAAGCTGAGTCAGCAGGCGTTTACTAGACTGCTAAGCAGTTGGGAAGCGCGCCATCAGGGCGTGGAGAATGCGCACCGGGTGGCGATTCTGGAAGAGGGTTTGGACGTGGCCACGGTGGGGATCCCTCCCCAGGACGCCCAGTTTCTGGAAACGAATAAGTTTCAACGCACACAGATCGCCAGCATCTTCCGGGTGCCTCCCCACATGATCGGGGACCTGGAGCGGGCAACCTTTAGCAACATAGAACAGCAGTCGATTGAGTTTGTCACCTTTACCTTAGCGCCCTGGCTGGCGATTTGGGAGCAGGCCATTGCACGGGATCTGCTTTCGCCGGCCGAACGGGAGCGCTATTTTGCTGAGTTCCTGGTGGATGGGTTGCTGCGGGGTGATACGGGCAGCCGTTACCAGGCATACCAGAGCGCGATTACCACGGGGTGGATGACACCCAATGAGGCGAGAGAGAAAGAGAATCTCAACCCAATGGATGGTGGGGATACGCTGTTGCAGCCGTTGAATATGGCGCCGGCGGGAACCCCTCCCCAGCCCTCACCGGATAAGGGAGGGAGTCAGACCAAGCGGGAACTGCGCGCCGAGGATGGGGCGACGGATGAGGAGGCGCAGCGGCAACAGGGGCTGCTGGAGGCCAAGACAAAGCTGCACGGGGCGATGCAGCCGCTCTTCCAGGATGTGGCGAAGCGGGTGGTGCGCCGGGAAGTGGCGGATCTGCGGCGGGCGGTGGATAAGCATCTGCGCAAGCGAAGCCTGGCTGATTTTCGCACTTGGTTACGCCAGTTTTATGACGAATTCCCGGCGGTGCTCAGCGAGGCATTTGGGGCGTTGATGGCGAGTTATGCCGGGCAGGCGATGACGGCGGCCGCGGCGGAGCTGGGCCAGGATGATCCGGGCGTGGCTGATGAGCTGCGCAAGTTTATCGACGACTATTTGGCGGCCATGGCCAATGGGCATGTGGCGGCCAGCCGCCGGCAAGTGGAAGCGCTGTTGAATGATGCCCAGGCCGATGGCGCCGACCCGGCTGACTATATTGAGCAACGGCTTGACGGGTGGGAAGCAAGCCGGCCGGAGGCGATGGCCAGGCGCCAGGCGGTGGAGGCGGGCAATGCGTTGGCGATTGCGGCCTATGGGCTGCTGGGCGTGCAGTATCTGCGCTGGATGGCTACGGGCAGCAGTTGTAATGCGTGCCGTAGTTTGAGTGGCAAGATTGTGGGCATTGCCGGCTATTTCGTCATGGGTGGCGAGTATCTGGACGGTGGCGAAGAGGGGCAGATGCTAGTGCGCCGAAACACCAGACACGGGCCGATCCATGATGGGTGTGATTGTGTGGTGATGGCGGCGTAGCAGGACTAAGGAGATGATGGTGGAAGCGATTGAAGAGCGAATCTATATGAGTACGGTGACGCTGGAACGGCGGGCGGAAGGGGCGGCGCCGATGATCCGCGGCTATGCGGCGGTCTTTGATCAGCTTTCGTTGCCACTGGGTTGGGGCTTTCGGGAGAAGATCCGGGCGGGGGCGTTTGCGGCGTCGCTGAGCGATGACGTGCGGGGGCTGTGGAACCATAACCCGGACTATGTGCTGGGCCGCACTACAAACAACACGCTGCGCCTGAATGAAGATGAGATGGGGTTGCGCATTGAGATTGATCCGCCGGATACCCAGTTGGCACAGCACTTCCTCACCAACATTGATCGGGGCGATGTCAACCAGATGAGTTTCCTCTTCCGTGCCCTGGATGAGGAGTGGGATGAAATCGACGGGGAATTGGTGCGGACGTTGACCAAGGTGAAGCTATATGAGGTTTCGCCGGTGACCTTTCCGGCCTACCCACAGACGAGCGTAAGTGTGCGCGACGGCTCGACAAGCTCGCCGGCCGCCAGCGCATTTTACATACCAGAGATCCCGGAGCGCTTTCGGGCGAGGGTGCAGGGAAACGGCGCAGAGTCGGCGCGGGCGCGCTTGACGATGATGCGGCGGCGACTGGACTTATTAACCAGACAGCTATAACCCTAAAGGTTATACCCAGGAGATAAAGACTTATGGATAAGATTTTGCAATGGCAGCATGATCGGGCGGCAAAGGTGCAGATGGCCCGGGCGCTGTTGGACACGGCCGAAAAAGAGACTCGCAATCTGACGGCCGATGAAGAGAAACGCTATGCGGACCTGCTGAGCGAGGCGGATGCGATTCAGGCCAAGATTGACCGGGAGCGGGATCTGCAGGCGCGGGAAGCACAGATGCAGCAGCCTGACCGCCGTGGGGTGCGACCGGGGCCGGCTGCCGATCCGAACATTGGCATGAGCCAACAGGATATCCGCCAGTACAGTTTGATCAAGGCGATCAATGCGATGACGACTGGGGATTGGCGAAATGCGCGCCTGGAGATGGAAGCCAGTGAGGCGGTGGCCAAGCGCACGGGGTTGTCCCCCCAGGGGCTATTCGTGCCGTATGACTGGATGACGGGCGGTGAGCAGCGTGACCTGACCAAGGGCACCACCACAGCCGGTGGGCATACGGTGGCCACCAACCTGCTGGCGCAGAACTTCATTGATCTGCTGCGCAACCGCATGGTGTTGCAACAGGCGGGCATTACGGTGCTCTCCGGGTTGGTCGGCGACATTGCGATCCCGCGGCAGACCGGTGGGGCAACGGCCTACTGGGTGGCGGAAAGTGGCGCCCCCACGGAGAGCCAACAAGCCTTCGACCAGGTGACGATGAACCCGAAGACGGTGGGCGCCTTTACGGATGCGTCGCGCAAGTTGCTGAAGCAATCCAGCCTGGATATTGAAGCCTTTATGCGGATGGATCTGGCGACGATCCTGGGCCTGGAGATTGACCGGGTGGGGCTGCACGGGTCGGGGTCGAGCAACCAGCCGACCGGGGTGGCGGCTACATCGGGCATTGGAAGTGTCGCCGGCGGCACCAACGGGCTGGCGCCGACGCGTACGCACCTGGTGGGGCTGGAAACTGAGGTGGCGCAAGATAATGCGGATGTGGGCAACCTGGCCTATATCACCAATACCAAGGTGCGCGGTAAGCTGAAGCTGACCGAAGTCAGCAGTAATACAGGCATGTGGATCTGGCAAGATGGGCCGGCGCCGTTGAATGGTTACCGGGCGCTGGTGAGTAATCAGGTATCGAGCGCTTTGACCAAGGGCACCTCTTCGGGCGTCTGTTCGGCGATCTTCTTTGGCAACTGGCGCGACTTGATTATGGGCATGTGGGGCGGCCTGGATCTGATGGTTGATCCCTACACGGCCAGCACGACCGGCACGGTGCGGGTGATCGTGCTCCAGGATGTCGATATTGCGGTCCGTCACCCAGAATCGTTTAGCGCGATGTTGGATGCGCTGACGGCATAAGCAGGAGAGTACTAGGTAGTAGTGTCATAGGCGCCTATGACACTACAGAAAGGTTTCTATGGGGATTGTAACGACATTGGTCGGGTAGGAAGTTGAGACAATCACCGGATCACGCAATACTGCCGGTGCTGGTTCACCTATTGCACCGGTGTTGCCAGCGAATCAACGTTATGTTATCTGTGGGTTTCAATTTCAACTAACGGGCGCTGCCGAAAACACGATCAATTTAAAATCAGGTAGTACGATAGTTTACACGCTGTCATTGACGGAAAAGCCACAGGGCGCGCTTGTTATGATCCCCGACCGGCTTAAGTGGACGATGGGATGGGGGGACGCTCTGTCATTGGATCTGGCTGATTCGCCCGCTGTATCGTATTTTCTATTGGTATATATCGAAGAAAAAGTCGGGTGATAATCAGGTATTGTCAGACACTGAGGTGATCGATGGCACGAAAAGACATTATCAAAGCAGAAATTGACGGCAACTCGGCAATGCAGGCGATTGGTGACAACTACCCGGCGATTGCATTGCTTTTCAACGCCCGTCCACAAGTGACTAATCCAGCGGAGCAGCAGCAGGTGGCCAAGCGGATTGGCATCCGTGACCTGTTCGCCGTTATCACGCCGGCAGAGGCGCGAGCGCTGTACATGATTCCAGGTTACCGGGATGACGTGCAGAAGGCAGCGGAAGCAGGCGACAGGGTGGCGCTGCAGTCGAAAAAGCTCTTACAAAGGATACATATATGAGAGAGGTAGAGATTGAAATTATCCGGGCCACGGTGGTCGGCGGGGTGGCCGTGGATCCTGGGCAAGTAGTGACGGTGAGCGCCAGCGATGCGGATCTGTTGATTCGACTGGGCAAGGCCAAGCAGGTAGACGTGGAGACGGCCAGTGCAGAGCCGGACGCGGAAGCGGCGGTGATGCCGACGGCGAAGCGCAAGCGAGGGTAATATATGCTGCCGGTTTTGGTGACGGGGCCAACAGAAGAGCCGTTGACGCTGAGCGAGGCGAAGGCGCATTGTCGGGTCGAGCATACGGACGATGATGCGTATATCACCGATCTCATCACCACGGCGCGCGTCTATGTGGAACAGCGTTGCTGGATTAGCCTTTGCACGCAGACCTGGCGACAGACGTTGGATGGGTGGCCTACTGATGGATTGCTATTGAGCTATCCGCCGATTACGGGCGTGACTAATGTGACCTATAAGGATAGTGCGGGCAACATGCAAACGCTCTCTTCGGCGGTCTATACGTTGTCACCGGATGGCGCCTATATCTGCCTGGCTGGGAACCAGAGTTGGCCAACGGCGGCCCTGTGGCCATTGTGGCCGATTGCGATCACGTATACGGCTGGCTATGGGGGCGCGGCGGCGGTGCCCTTGCCCATTAAACAGGCGCTGAAGTTGCTGATCGGGCACTGGTATGAGAACCGGGAGGCGGTGGTGGTGGCCGGTGGTAGTGTGGTATCGAGCGGCATGGTGCAGATGGCGGTGGATTCGCTGCTGTATTTGTATGAGGTGAGATAGTGCAGGCGGGCCAGTTGCGGGAACGGATTGCCATTCAAAGCTATACAGCCGTGGCCGATGGCATGGGCGGCGAGACGCAGTCATGGGCGACGGTGGCCACGGTATGGGGCCGGGTGCGCATGGCGAATGGCCAAGAGCAATATACGGCGGCCGGCGAACAGATACAGGGGACGATCTCGCACAAGGTCAATTTGCGCGCCAAGGCGGGTGGGGTGAGCTTGACGATCCGGCATCGCTTTGGCTGGAAGGGGCGCACCCTGCAGATCGTGAGTATCGGTGATGTTGAGGGGCGCAACCGGGAACAGGTTGTGATGTGCCGGGAGGTCGTTTGATGTCCGCTAGTTTTCAGATTAAAGCGAATCAGTTGCCGGCGGTGAAGACGGCGCTCAAGGTGGCGGCGCCGGCGGCGATGAAGGATGTGGCGCTGGAGGCACGCGACGAGGCCCGGGCGCTGGCGCCCAAGGATACACACGCCATGGAAAAGGGGATCAAGGTGCGGCGCCGGGGCAAAGGGTATGAGGTGATCTCGACTGAGTTCTATGGCCATTTTCATGAATTCGGCACGGTGAAGCTTCCGCCACGGCCATTCATGACGCCGGCCGGCGAGCGGGCGGTGGCCAAGCTCAAGCGCCAGATGGCCAAGGTTGTGAATGAGGCAGTCAGATGATCGAGTCGGTGCGGGTGGAGCAGTGGCTTTATACAACGTTGACCGGTGATGCGACGCTGGCGGCCGCCGTGGGGGCACGCTGTTATGGGTACATTGCGCCCCAGCCGGCGCAGTTTCCCTTCCTCCTCTTTGCCATGCAGGCAGGGACGGATGTGATGGGCGTGGGGACGGCGCGCATAATGTTGAATGCGCTCTTCCAGGTCAAGGTGATCGGCGCCACGAATAGCTTTGCGGCATTGAAGCCGCTGGCGGATCGCATTGATGCCGTCTTGCATGGCGCGACGGGCAGCGTGGTGGATGGGGCAATTCTGGCCTGTACCCGGGAAGAGCCGTTGGCGTATGTGGATGTGAGCGGGGAAACCCAATACCGCCATCTGGGCGGGTTGTATCGGATAATTGCGCAGTCATTGTAAAGGAGTAGAAGGCGATGCCTGAACGAGCGTCAATTAGTCAGGTCGTACAAATCGGGGTCGAGAGCACGTCGGGAACGGCGGTGGCGGCGAATAAGAAGTTGTTGGCCACGCTGATCGAGCCGAGTATTCAGACGGCGGTGAAGATGTTCCGGCCGCTGGGCGGCAAGTATGCGACCGTAGGGGCGCAGTCCAAGGAATGGGCAGCGGCTAAGGTGAGCGGGCAGATGGTCTATACCGATGTGGTCTACCATCTTTCGAGCATTATGAACTATGCGGCGCCGGTCCAGCAGGGCGCGACGGCGGCCTATCAATGGACCTTTACGCCGGGCCAGGCCACGGAAGATACGGCCAAGACCTATACCGTTGAAATGGGGTCGGCTGCACGGGCGCATAAGATGGCCTACGGCATCTTTGATTCGTGGGGCTATGCGTTTAGCCGGGATGAGGTTTCGGTCAAGGGGTCGATGTTGGGGCAGAAGATCACTGATGGGATCACGTTGACCAGCAGCCCCACCGAAATCGCCTTACAGCCGGTCTTGCCTACGGAGATCTCGGTTTATCTGGATGCTACGGCGGGCGGCATCGGCACGACCAAACTAAGCCGGGTATTTAGTGGCGATTATCAGCTTGACTCGAAGGTTGGGGCCGTGTGGCCAGTCGACGCGGCGCAAGGCTCATTTGCGGCCCATGTGGAGACGGAACCCAAGGCCCAGTTGAAGTTGCTGGTGGCGGCCGACAGCGTGGGCATGGGGCTGCTGACCAATATGCAGGCCGGCGACAAACGGTTTATTCAGATCAAGGCGGTGGGGCCGATCATTGCATCGTCCTATACGTGGCTCTTCCAGCATTCGATCTGTGGCATTGTCAGTGGGGTCAGTGAGTTTAAAGATCAGGATGGCGTCTATGCCATCGAGTGGACCTTTGATCAAACGTATGATGCCGGATGGGCAAAAGCAAGCCAGATTCTGGTGAATAATACGCTGACGGCGTTGTAGTTCGATAGCTGACTAAACAAAGATTGAGAGATTGAGAGAGTATGCCGAAGTTAGCGAGTATTTTGGCCGATAAGCGAACGGTGCCGGTTGACCTGGGGGACGGGGAGATGTTGACCGTTACCTATCGGCCGAGCGCGGTGACGCCGGAGAGTGAAGATCAGTTTTTGAATACGCTCGCCGAGCAGCGCGGGGGTGGGGCGTTGGCGAAGTTTCTGGCCCTGACGATACTTACCTGGGATCTGATCGGTGATGATGAGAAGCCGAGCCCCACAACCGAGAAGGCGCTGCGCAAGCTGCCGATTTTCTTCTTGAGTAGTGTGGTCAAGGCGATTACTGGAGACATGCGCCCGGACCCTCAGAACGCCGCGACCTCCAACGGTGGCTCACTAGCGGCGGGTTAATTGGGGAGCCACCCGAATGGTATGCGCTCCTCCGGGGCGCCAGATATTTAGGCGTGGCGCCGTGGGAGTTGGCCAAGCAGCCCAGTTGGTGGCTGCAGGTAGCGCTCGCGGCGCAATATGCAGAGAATGAAGCTGAGGCCGCACGATGGCAACGACAGTCGCCAACCTCCTGATCAAATTCGAGTCTGACACCAACAATGCCGTGAGAGGCATTGACCAGGTCAACGCGTCGATCAGTAGCGTCGAAAAGAATACGATGGGCGTGGGGGCGTCGCTGTCGCGCTTTGGGCTGATGGCCGGGGGCGTGGCGGCGGCCGGGGTGGTGGCGCTGGGGGGCGCCATGGCGGCCACGGCGGTGGATGGCTTCAATATGGCGTCTGATTTGGAAGCGTCGATGAGTGGGATTGCGGCAACGATGCAGAAGAGTCGGGACGAGATTGCGCCGCTGAAGCAATTGATCCTAGATCTGGGGATGAATCCCAATCTGAAAGTGTCAACCTTGGAGGCGGCCGACGCCATTAAGAGCCTGGTGGCCAACGGCTTGACGATGACGGAAGTGTTGAACGGTGCGGCCGAAGCCACTGTGCTGCTCTCCAATGCGACGGGCGGCGACTTTGCGGTGAGTGCCGGCATCATGACCGATGTGATGAAGCAGTTCAAAGATTCGGCCGGCAGCTATACGGACGCGGTCAGCCAGATCGTGGCGGTGACCAGTAAGAGTAAATTCAGCATTGATGATTATCGGCTGGCGGTGGCGCAGGCGGGTGGCGTGGCCAGCAGTGTGGGCGTGGAATTCGGCGACTTTAACACGACGCTGGCGGCGATCTCCCCGCTCTTCGGGTCCGGCAGTGATGCCGGCACGTCGTTCAAAACAATGCTCCAGACCCTCATCCCCAAGAGCAACGATGCGGCGGCGGCAATGCAAGAGCTTGGGTTGTTGGCGGCCGATGGCAGTAACGCCTTTTTTGACGCCCAGGGCAACTTGAAAAGCATGGCCGATGTAAGTTCTCTTCTATCCGGGGCGTTGGCCGGGCTGAGCGAAGAGCAAAAGAATGCGGCCCTCTCCACGATCTTTGGCAGTGACGCGATGCGGGCGGCGGTGGCGCTGGCCGATAGTGGTAAGGTGGTTTATACCGATGTGGCGCTGGCGGCCAAGGAATTGGGGGTCAGCCAGGACGCGCTCAATGCCGTGGCCAAGGATGGGATTACGGCCTTTGAGGCGCTGCAGGTGCGTATGGGGCAGGTTGATGCGCTGGACGCAGCGGCGGAAAGAATGAATAACACCAAGGGTGCGATGGAAATCTTGAGCGGCGTGATTGAGACGGTCAAGATTCAGATCGGCGATGCCTTCCTGCCGGTGGTGCGCCAGTTGGCGGAAACGCTGAGCGCCTTTGTGAGCGAAAATAGTGGGCGCATTGTGGCGCTCTTCGGTGGATTCGCGGCGGGCATCGGGCTGGTGGCGGCCTATATTCCAGCGTTGATGGATGGTTTGATCGGGCTGGTCGAGGGCATGGGCAATCTGTGGGTCTCGATTCAGACGACGATCAATGCCTGGCAGCCCTTTATAGCGGCGGTGCTGGCAGCCCTGGCGCCGGTGGCTGAGGCGATTGGTAGCTTTGTCAGTTGGAAGGATGTGCTGGTCGTGCTGGGTGGCATCATCGGCGGGTCGGTGGTGGTGGCGCTGGGTGGGCTGGTGGCCAGTATGGCGCCCGTGGTGGCGGCGGTCGGCGGGTTGATTGCCGCGAGCGCAATCCTGCGCAATGCGTGGGAAAATGACTGGGGGGGCATACAGTCAACGGTGACGAGCGCGGTAGCGTCGATTCAAAGCGCTTTTGCGGGATTTCAAAGTTCTGCCAGTACATCTGCAGAAGCGGCTGGGTCGGTGATGCAGATGATTGGGGATGCCTTTGGGCCGGCGATTGAACGGGTAAAGACAAGCTTTGCGGGGATGGTCACGATCTTCGGGACATTAGGGCCCAAGCTAGATGAGGTTATGGCCGCCTTTCAAAACCTCTTCACTGCGCTTCAACCACTTGTTACGTTTCTCGGCGGAACGTTGGCCGTCGTTGCCTTAACCGGGGTAAACCTCATCAGCAGTGCGTTTATGCGGTTGCCGGAAGTGGTCGGCGAAGCATTGACAACGGTGGCTGACCTTGTCAATGGCATGGCCGAAATGGTGAGCGCGGCAACGGCGTTGGTGGTGGCCGTGATCAATGGCGATTGGGCGGGCGCCTGGACGGCGGCCGGCGATCTGGTGACCGCATTTGCCGAGACGATTGGCACGGTCTTTGTCGATCTGAATAGCATTGTCGAGACCTTGATCGGGGCGGTGGCGGACACTGTATTGACGACTATGGAACAGTTGGGCATCAACGTCAAGGGCGTGATGGGACAGATTACCAGCGCTGTGCAGAATGCCTTTAATGGGCTAAAGGGCTTTATTGGTGGGCTATCCTTCCCCAATCCCTTTGGGTCAATTTCGGCGGCCGCTAGCACCATCGGGACAAAGGTGGCATCGGTGCAAACGGCGCTACAAAGTTTCCGGGATTGGCTGGCCAGCTTTTCTTTGCCGAATCCGTTTCGCGGGTGGGCATTCCCCGAGCGGCCTTGGTGGTTAGGCGGGGGCGGCGCTGATGAACCGACCAAAGCCTTGCCCTTGGACCGGTCGCTATTGCGGGCAACTACGTTAACGCCCGCACCGGCGATGGTGGCGGCCGGGGCCGGCTCGATCAATATTACGATCAATGCGACGGTGGCCAACGAGATTGATCTGGAAGCGTTGGCCTATCGGTTGGCAACGATTATGAAGCGGCGAGGCTAACCCATGGCGGTGTTGATTCGGTTGAATGATGGCAGTACAACCTATTCGCTGACGAGTGGCAGCAATGTGCTGGTGATGGGCTATACACCGAAGGTGGGGGCGGCTGACGCGCTCACTGTTGTGGATACGCTCGGTTTGCTGCTCTATGGCGCCAGTGCGGCGGCGGTGCAGACGGCGGCCTGGACAATTGAGCAGATTTTGGTCAAGGCGCGGATGCGCCAGGCGCAACAGGCGGGCCAACGGATCTTTTTGGAAATGCAGTTGGACGCCGACAGCGAGTATTGGCGGGCGGAGATTATGGATGGCCGGCTGGAGTTTGCCGACGGCGCTTTGGATATCCAATCGACGAAGAAGGTGGAAGCGCTGCTGATTGTGGAGCGGGTCAACTTCTGGGAGTCGAGTGAAACCGAGTTGGCGATCAGCACGTCGGGCAGTGGCGCGGGCACGGGGGGCAAGACGATTGAGAATCACGACGATGCCGGCGCCGGGGATGACAACTGGGTGGAGATTGCGGCCGGCCAAGTGGGCGGCGCGTTGCCGGCGCCCTGCCGGATTACGTTGACCAACAATGTGGGCAGCAGCCAGGCTTATCGCAATTTGTATATCGCCGTCAACGCCTATAGCGATCCGGCTAACTTTGCCCACATCTTGGAGGGCGAGGCGGCGGCGCCGAGCTATGGCACGAGCACCAGCGACAGCAATAGCAGCAACAGCGCCTACTTGGCCAAGACGTGGAGCGGGTCCACTTTTATCCAATGGACGTTGCCGTCGGCGACGCTGCAGGATGGCGGCGGGCGCTTCTTCCGGTTGCTGGCACGCTTTGTGTCGGTGAGTGGGGGTTTCTATGCCAAGCCGGTGATTCGGGATAGTACGGGGTTGGTTGACCTCTTTATTGGGGATGAGGTCTATGTTTCATCGTCTACGCCGATTGTCGATCTGGGTGCGGTGCCGCTGCCGCCAGATCAAGGGGCCGTGAGCTGGAGCAGCTTGACGCTGCTTTTGATGATTCGGGCGACCGCGTCCACGTCGATCGGCGTGGACTTTGTGCAGTTCACGCCGATCGATAGTTTCGCCCGGATTTATCAGCGTGGTCTGAACATCACCAACGGCAGCACAATCACGGTCGATAGCATCGATAATACCGTCCACGTGGGTGGCCAGCCTATTTACACACCGATTGGGCTGCCGCTCTTTTTATATCCTAATCTCCAACAGCGTATCCTCTTCTTACATGACACCAACGCCAGCAATCCGCCGATCGCCAACAGTTTTAGTGTGCGCGTCTATTACCGCAAACGGAGGGCCACGCTGTGAGCTGGATGGTTGAGATTGAGAGCGGGGGGAATTTGCTGCCCTGGCCCAGTGGTGTGGTGGCCGATTCGCCGACCTATGGCGAATCGGTCCAGGGGGGCTTTCTGCGCGCTGAGATTGCCGCCACAGGACCCAGGGAGGGGCTGTGGGCGCTTTTGCGCTGGCTGGGCTACCTGGTGCGTATTCGCAACGCAGAAGGGACGGCGGTGTGGCTGGGGATGATTTACGAAGTCACGCTGCGCACCGAGGCGCTTGAGGTTGGGCTTTCACTTGTTCAGATGTACAACCGGATTGCCGTGGCCTATACGACCAATGGCGCCGATGGCGCGGCGGAGCGCTCTACGACGAGCTGGGCGGAAGATGCTGAGAGCATCGCACGGTATGGGTACAAAGAATTACTGCATACGGCGGCGGATGTTTCGGCCAGCCAGGCGACGGCGCTGCGTGATACGCTGCTGGCCACCTTGAGCAAGCCGCGCGCCCACTTGAGCCTGGAGCCAGGGCAAGCTGGCGCGACGCTGCGCTGTATGGGGCTGGCCGAAACGTTGGGCTGGCGCTACTATAGCCAGCCGGCTGGCGTGGAAGAGCATCTGGCGGGTGGGCAGGAGCAACCATTAGGCCAAGGGTTGACGGCGGCCACAATGGGCTTTACGCCGGATGGGCGGATCCATGATACGGGGAACCGGCTGGACGCGCTGCCCAAGGGGCACAATGTGCAGGTCACAGGGAGCACGAGCAACAACGGCGCGCACCTCTTAGATGCCTCGGGCAAGGATGGCGCCACGTATACAGCCACGACGATCAGCTTTGATCCCAGCGATGATATAGCGGACAGCGCCAACGGGCTGAACATCCTGGCGGCTGATGACATCATTACGATTTCGGGCAGTGCCAGCAATAATGGGTTGCGCCGGGTGAAGGCGGCCGGCGCCGGCGCCATTACGGTTTATACACCGCCCTTGATTGTGACCGGGGCGGCCGGGGCGAGTGTGACGATTGCGCAGGCGGGTAGCGTCAAGACGCTCTCGACATTCGTTAGCGAACTGCCCGCGGCGACAGTCACGCTGACGGTCCATGGCCAGAAGGTGGCGCAAAGTTTCAGCCTGGCCGCCAATGTCAGTTGGACGGTTGATCAAATTGTGATCAATATTAAGAAAACGGGCGCGCCGGCGGATAGTGTCCAGGTCGAGCTGTGCGCCGATAGTGCTGGGGCGCCAGGTACGGTGTTGGCGTCGGCGACGGTGGCGGCCGCCAGCATTTACGAGACCATGAACTGGGTGGCTTTTGATCTGGGGAATACGGCGACGATCAGCTATGGCAGCAGCTATTGGGTGGTGGTGAGCCGTACCGGCGCCAACGATATTGCGAACTACTATGCGGTTGATGTGGATGAGGGGCTGGGCTACAGCCGCGGTCAGTGCAAGTTATGGACGGGGGCGAGCTGGTCAGCGCGGGCGACGAATGCCGACATGGCGTTCCGGGTGCTGGGCGCCTGGGAGACGACGCGGCAGATCCAGGAGATCTACAATGCCTGCAATCAGTTCTTTGCCGCGGTTGATGTGGTGGATAGCAGTGGGGTCTACTCGTTGCAATATCGTGCCGGTGACGGCACGGGCTGGACGGAGGTCGAGGCCTTGGCCAATGCTGGCAGCAGCGCGGGGCGCCGGCTGCTGGTCTCGACAACGGCGGATCGGGTGTTGCGGGTCCAGTTGCAGGAGTTGGCCGGCGACAATAACTTGCTGTTGGGCGTGGATGGGGCGCTGCGGATGCCCACGGGGCGCATGTTGCCGGCCGGCTGGCTGCCGACGGCGCAGTGGGTGCGCCTGGCTGATGTGCCGGGCAATGTGGATGCGTTGGCGAGCCTGGCCAACATCTTCATTGAGCGCGCTGAGTGGAATAACGGGCGGCTGCGCGTGGAGCCGCAAGGGGCGCCCAGTGTCTGGGATTTGGGACAGGTGGATCAAGGATGAAGCTAAGTGAACTAGCCAAAGACCTCAAGCCTTATATTGTGCCGTGGCTGACTGAGGCCCGCAGCGTGACGGCAGGGACGGGTGGGCTGTCGGCTCATGCGTTGAATGGTCCCTACCATACGGGGACGTTGGCCGAGAGCCAGGCGCCCTGGGCGGTGACGAGCACGGCGTTTGCGGCCCATACCAGCAATCCGGATGCCCACCATGCCAAGCAACATTCGATCATCGATCCCGCGCACCACACGGTGGCCGGGGCCGCCTGGGATGTGATAGGGCTGAATGGGACGAATGCGTTGGGGGTGCTGGGCAGTAGCAGCAATCCGGGCGTGGCTGAGAAGTTACTGCGCACGGCGGCTGATGGCAGTGTGAATGTGGTGGCGCTGATCAGCGCGCAGGGAAGTGCGGCCGGCGGGGCGGTTGTGCAGGGTGTGCTAGATACACAGACATCATTTGCGCGGGTGTGGTTCGGCCATAATGCGAGATGGGATGGTGTTGCCAATCTGTGGAATATTGACAACATCGGGGCAAACGATGTTGTCGGATTTTTTGTGCCAAACAGCTCCAGTAGCGTAGATCTGATTTTCCACGCCAGTACTGGCGCCGCTGCCCGTACGATGACCCATGCGACGTTCACGGCCGGGCGTAAGTTGCGTTTCTCGAATGCCGGGGACGTGCAATTATCGGATGGTTCAGCCGCCGCGCCGACGTTAACATTTCTGAATGACATTAATACCGGGATCTATCGCAGTGGACCTGACGCTCTGGCACTCGTTGCTGGCGGCACGGGCATCGTCAACGTCGGCGCCACCGGCGCCGGCATCAATGCCGCCTATGACAGCACGGCGGCGCTTAAGGTATTGTCTGCGGCCAACGATGATGTCACCCTCTTCCTCAAGCAAAAATCGGGCCAAACGGCGCGCATGTGGCGGGTGGAGGATAGCGCCGGGCAGGAGTTGTTGGTGCTCGATTCGGTGGGCAATTTACAGAGCGGCAACCCAGGGTTTACAAGCGGTGTTCGTGGTTGGCAAATGACACCTATCGGTAACCTGGAGGCCAACAACGCCTGGATTCGTGGCGAGTTACACGCCAGCATTTTCGTGATGGATGAATTCCATGCATCCGGTGGCACACTGTACATTGCCCCTGCCGGTAAATTGGAGAATGACGCCACGGTCTATACAACGACCGGTGTGCAAGAGGTTTTGGATGTGCGAACCACTAGCGGCACGTTCAGCGGTACGCAGGTCCAGGTACGAACCACGAGCGGCACTTTCAGCGGTACGACGGTTACCAGGCGCTATATTAAGAATTATTTTGACATCAGTGACCCGCCATCTGGCCATGCGATGATTCTATCCGCTGGGGACATCGTCCGATGCAAGGCATTGGGGCTGAGCGTCGGTATTGATCTATGGGATGTATGGGGCGTTGTCTCCTATGTGGAAGATCATACAACGTACTATCGATACTACTACGATCGCAAGAGCGGCGGGACTAATGGTCTGGTATTGCCGGCAGGGACGGCCATTATCAGCTACGGCAAGCCGGGCGACGGGCGAATTTACCTGACCGCTGATCAGAACTACGCACCGTACTGGCAGATTTTCGTCACCGGCCAAGAGCCGTGGAATGGCGATATTATTCCGACTGTACGCGGTGGGCGGCTGGATGGCGTCGGTTTACCAGGTGTAAGTGGCATTCCACAGTACGGCATTGTCATGAGTACGAATCTGAGCGATGCATCAGCGCCGTACATGGTGATGAGTAATCTGCAACAGTTCATGTATAACATTGACAGCGAGTGGAACAATGGCAACCCAACGGCGAGGATAACATCAGGCGGCCAGTTCCGGCTAGGCACTGACGTAGACAGCGATGCCACCACGGGGCTACTGTTTAACCCAACCACGGGCGCATTGACTATCGGTAGTGCGTCCTATTCTGGTACGGTCACGGTTTACGGCAACATCACCGTGACTGGTGGTAATGCCGCAAAGACCGATTTTAGCAACATCACCGCCACACTGGACAATGTGCCAAACGGTAGCCTATTTGCCAAGACGAGTCCGGACCAAGTGACCGGGGCAGGCCGTGCATTTACCGCCATCAATAGCAGCAATAATCTGGTGACGTCGGTGATTCCAGCCACGGCTGCTGCACCATCTGGGGCGGGGCTGTATTTGGCTAGCGATTACATGGGGTACTATTCCGGCTCTGCCTGGAAAACCTACATGGATAGTTCAGGCAATTTCAAATTCTTGGGAAGTGCCAGCAATAACTACCTGCAATGGGTGGCGGCGTCGAACAAGCTACAAGGCGTTGGTGGTGGCGTAGAACAGTGGTATGCATCAGCCGCAGATGGCAAATTCTATGCAGCCGGTGGCACTATCGGAATGGACGCCACGGGGTTCTGGCTACGGATGAATGCGAGTAGCTCGTGGGCCACGGCAAACGCTATTACATTTCGCAGCGCTGCGACATGGGCAACGGTTGACGCTGTGTTGTCCACAAAAACAGTGACGAGCAGCAGATATTTGAACTTGCTTATTGACCCTGACGTTACGCCGGTGGGGCTGGAAGTTATTGCCAGTCCAGCAGCGCAACGCGTGAATATCACGCATGATTTGACCGTGGCGCGTAACCTAACTGTGTCAGGCGTCATTGCTAGCGATTTAGACCTGGGTGGAAATGATATCGTTGACGTTGGGACAATCGCCGTTGGCGTGGCTACGACCATATACAAGGCCGACATTTTGGCGGCATCTGGCACGCAAAGCATTCTGCGGGCTGGCCAAAGCGGCGTATCAAACGGCTTTACCGTCACAGCGGCCTCCAGTCGCCTCACCTATAGCATGATCGATGGCAACGTGGCGTTGGTGGCCACAGGGTCATTTGGTGGCGGGTCAGGCGTGATTTTTGTCGGCAACCGCACAACGGCGCCAACCAGCAACCCGGCGGGCGGTGGTATTTTGTATGTGGAAAGCGGAGCGTTGAAATACCGGGGGAGTTCAGGAACGGTTACAACAATTGCAAACGCATAGGGGGGTGAATGGGATACAGAGAACAGTTAGACGAGTGCACTGATCCGACAACTGGTGATTGGCTGGAAATTACTAACGTAAGCGCGGGGGCGACCGCTAAGGATCAAAAGGTTGACGCAGGAAAATTCGCCATCTTGGCCAATGCGCAAACCTTCACAGGCGCGCAGACGTTCACGCCGAGTGGGACCGGAACTAACGCCATCAAAGTCGATATGGTGGCATCCAATACCGCATATGCTTACATGGCCTACTACAATGCTGTCTACCGCTACGGCGTATATCAAAGGTCTGCACTAAGCCTAATTGAAGCAGCCTCCGTGGATTTAGGCAACACCATTGCGGGGCCGTATGTCTCCATCGGCCGGAATAGCAATGCTACGGTTCCGGCTGCAGGGAGCCTTCAGCTTTTCAACCGGATTGGTACGCCCTATAGTCTGTGGGTAGATGCCAGTGCCAATCTACGTATCCACACGGCGGCGCCGGCCTCGGCGGCGAATGACACATCGGGTACGGTGGTTGGAGCGCAGACCAGCTACATCGGCATGAAAGAGGATATCAGCGAGTGGACCGATCCCCAGCAGGCGCTGGACGCAGTGTTGGCGTGCCGGCTCTTCCAGTATCATCTGAAGGGTGACGAGACGAAACGGCTATATAGTGGTCTGGTCATCTCCGACGAGGATCGGGGGGCGTGGTTCAGTGAGAATGATGCCGAGCACCAAACGCCCTCGTTGAACGAGCGTAACCTTTTTGGCCATCTGATCGGGGCGGTGCAGGCACTATCGGCTCAGGTGGAGGCGTTGAAAGCAGAAGTGGAGAAACTACGAGATGCTCACTAGGGAATTATCGAATCAAATCCAGTCGGAATGGTTGCAATCGACTGATATGAATATATCCTCGATTCGACAATTCGAGGCGATGATGCGGGCGGCCTTGGCACTGACACAGGTGCAGGTGGCGATGGCCAGTGCTGGCCAGGTGCGCTGGAATTTTGCGCAAGGGATGGCGGCCGCCATCGCGGCGGCTGACGATGCGGCGGCGGTGGGAGATGGCCAGTATGCGGCGGAGTGGCATCGGGAATTTCGGGCGATGTGGGAGAGTTTTACGGTGTGGTTGAACTCGCCAATTTCGGCGGTAGTGGACGGTAGCCCGGTGACGCTGACGAAGAAGCCGTTGGATATTGTGATGAGCACGCCAACGCTTGGACAGGTAGGTGGCGAATGACCTTAGTTGAACGGAAACAGGCATTGGTCAATCAACTCAATCAACTGAAGGCCCAGGAGGCTGAGGTAAAACAGTCTCTAGCGCAAATCGAGATGGCCTGCCGGAGGCTGGAAGGGGCGCTGCTGCTGATCGCAGAGATGCAGCAGGAAGAAACGACGAACAATGCTAGTACACCCGCTACGCCTCTAGGCTCTTGATAGGGATAAGCGCAACCGGGCGGGTTTTGAAAACAAGGAGGGGGTGTTTCCTGGGAAACACCCCCTCCGCTGTCTATTCAGAAAGGCAATTTTGCTATGGTTTTTTCGGCAAGCCACTGCGCTAGTACAGCACGGTCGATCAGTACACACCCTGTTGATTCAGCGAGTTCTTTGGCCCCATTTGTAAAATAGCTATTCGTGACAACCATACTGGCGTGGCATTGCCAGTGACGAGAGCCAGCCACAGCATCACTGACCGCAGTTCGCGACACACTTCCCGTATACCGTTTTACTTGAACTCCAAAGCGAATATTGTCCTTAAGGGCAATGACATCAATCCCATAGTCATTAGATGCTTGCGTTACCTCAGTCTTATACCCGCGTGAAGAGAGGATCTCCGCAACAAATTTTTCAAAGGCGATCCCATCCAACGAATCTAATTCGCTCAGATCTGGATTAGAAGTCAAGGCAGATCCTATCGGAATAGGCGATGATTTTGTGGCTGGCGGCGTAGAAGCTGCCAATGGAGCAACCACTACCGATTTAGTTGGCGAGAGCAATTGGCGGTCAATCAACCAGCACATAACTGATATGATTTTTACAACCACGAAGAGGAAAATGGCGAGAAGGAAGGCGAGGAGTAATGCGCCACTTGTGGCTTGATTATTGCTTTTGTCGCTGGCTGCACCTGCAAATAAAATTAGTACTGCGATAATCCAGTACGTCCAGCGCAACCAAACTGGATATTTATAAGATAACCAAACAGGAAGCATCACCGGCCAAAATAAAATCCATGCGAGTACACGCAAAAATTTACGCACGGCTGGAGTCCTTTCTCGACAGGGAGGATGGTTCGATGAAAGTAGCGATGTTTGAAAAAGAAAAGTTGTTAACAGCTAATCGTAAGCTTTAGCTTATAAAAAATGGACGCTTTGAAACGTCCAACATTCCGCGTAACCGCCTTTAATCGGCGCCCCAAAATTAGAACAAAATTTCTAGTTGACAAGCACGTCAGAACCGTGCTATGCTAAACGTGACAAACGCAACAAACCAAACAGGAGCAACAGTACATGGGAAAACTGACAACTGGTCAGGTTGCAGAGTTGCTTCAAGTGTCTTCTCAAACGGTTTTGCGTTTGATTCGCTCTGGTGAATTAAAAGCCGAGCGATTGACGGCTACTGGTCAGTTCAGAATCCTACGGGATGAGCTAGAAAAGTATGCCGAGGCACACGATCTAACTTTGCTGCCTGACCAAAACGAAAAATAGATCGCTCCGGTCCAACCTGTAAGAAGAGAACCGGAGCGATTAGCAGAACCTTAACAACCTACTAGACTGAATCCAGCGTCCAAGGGCTATGGTCACGTTCCGTGAGGGTAGCACACGACACTGAGCCAACGGGCAATGGATTCTTTTAGGTATCAAGGTGCGTGAAGCCGTTGGGTGAACAACGACTTCAGTGGGGCGCTTGATGGGGCTCGAACCCACAACATCTTGATCCACAATCCATCCTTAAGGGTCTGGCGGTGTACAGTCCCCTAAGCTTACGTACGCACCCTCCACAGCACTTGACTGCAAATCAAGCGCTGTGGCTTCGGTAAATGCTATTAACTTTTTTCGTTAGGTTGGCGACCGCGGCGGGGCGTGGTAATTTCCGCCATAATCGCCTTGTATTGTGCAGTAACGCCTTCTAAGTTATCCCAAAGGGCGTAGATGTCGGCTGTTGTGCTGACCCGTTGATGCCCCAGAATGCGCTGAATTAATGACATGTCGGCGCCTTTGTCGAGCATGTAGCGCGCTAGGCCATGACGAAACTTATGTGGAGTCAAGCGCTTGATGTCGGCTCGCTCACACAGTTGGGTCAAGCGTTGGCGCACACCATTGGTTGACAGAACGCCGTCGGCGCCCTTCCAGCCGTCACTGGCCAAAAAGACATGGGTATCGGTCCACGGCGGCCGGGCATAGAGATAGGCCACGAAGGCGCGCATGACTGGCTCTAGCATGGGAACCAGGTGATCATCACCACCTTTCTTCCGAATAATGACCAAGCGGTTGAGCACGTCGTAATCCTCAATTTTCAGCCGGCAGAGTTCGGCCACCCGGATGCCACAAAGAAACAATGTAGAGACCATGAGATAGTCTCTTAAGTCGATCCAGTTATTAGCGAGCGGGATTGACTTAAGAAGCTGTTCATACTCGCTGGGTGTCGTGCGGCGCGGTTGCCGTTTGGGCACGTGCGGCGCTTCCACTTCGCTCATTGGATTCCAGGCAATATAGGTAGCGCCATCACGGCGCCGTCGTTTGGCCAGCCAGCCCATAAAGACATGTAGAGCGCGGTGAGCGCCCCGCACCGATGCCGGTTGCAACCCACGCCCTGCGGGCGGTTCGGCTGACAAGTAGAGGTAATACCGCTCGAAAGTCGTGGGTTGTAGCCAATTCTCGCCGGTGATCTGCCCTTTGCTAATTTGGTCGATCAACCAGTTAGCAAAGGCGCGGATCTGGATGCCATACCACTCCAATGTAGATGGCGTCAGTTTGGTGCCCTTGGCCGTCAGGAACTCAGCCAAGGCGTCAAGTAAATTCATCATTCCTCCCAATTCAGTGATGAGCAGCGATGATGCAGCTATCGTTGACAACGCCCGATGGGAGGTAGGCGGCCCTGCGGAGCAAGCAAAAAGCCTGCCTCCCATAGTAGCATCCCTTAGGCTACTACACAAGATGACAAATGGTATCGACTGTCAGTTGTTTGCAATTTCCCAACAAAGGAAAGGATTTTATGAACTACACAATTCCCTTAAACGAAGCGTTGAAGTTGGCGGCGCAGCACCGCGCTGACCGGCTGGCCGGCATCCAAGCCGACTTGGCCGAACTGACCGCAGCCGGCTGCCCGGTCAACATTACAGCCGCCCAGCTCCTCCAGCTTGAGGATGCGGGATTCCTCTATGACTTCGATAGTGAACTCTGCGAGGACTTCACGCTGGTGCAGGTGCAGGCGGCCCAGCGGGTGGTGCAGGAATCGATTAATGCCCGGCGGGAAGTTTACGCAATCGCGGAGGCGTAACGATGGAACAACAGTTGCGCACGCGGCTTTTCTGGCTCCTGCAGTTGATCGCACTTTGCGAAGGAGACCGCCTGCTCGCTGTTCATCACTGCAAATCAACGCTCTACCAAGACGGCAAGCTGGCTGCGCTGTATGAAGAACGGGAATTTTTACGGCAACTGCTCAAACCGCAGGCGCCGGCAACGGTGAAAGAGGATCTGTGATGAACGAAGAATATCAGGATTTAACCATCGCCATCGGCGCCAGCGTCATCCCTTGGCGTGCCAGGTGGGCAGCAAGCTTTGTGGAATCGACCGGCATGGCCGCCGATGACGTGGCCACGCTCGACCGTATAACCGGCTATGGCGACACGCCCATCGAAGCGGCCGCCGATCTGCTGAATCAGGCGGCCAAACAGAGACGGGAGCAAGCATGAGCACACCAACCTGGACTAGCCTGGGCGAGGCTGCAATCAACAGCCTGCCAACGTGGCAAAAGCTTTTTGCCAGTGCTGAAATGGACCTAGCCTTTACGCTCAAACTTGCCAGCGTGAAAGCCAGTGGTTGGTCTCTGGGCAAGACGGAACAGGAATGTCATTCAGAAGCGGCCCGGCGGCTGCGGGAAGGGGAATAATGACCAACGATAAATTTACACCGTTGTTCCCACCGGCCAGGCCGGAGCGCACAACGGCAGAACAGGACTTTGCGGATTTACTCCTCTACCTAGCTGGCAAAATGAACTGGGAACCGCGCTTCGCGAAGTTCCTGCCTAAAGCGCAGCCGGATAGTTTAGAGGCTTATGTGACGACCAACGGGCTATAAAGGGGTGATTCAATGGCACGCAAAGCTAAGAAGAAGGCGAGTAACTGGAAGGGCGGCAGCTTCAAGGCTGCGGTGGGCGGGTATATCGGCAAGCGGCTGCGCAAGGCACGTAGTCGCACGAAGCGCTATTTGATCAGCGGGTTCAAGCGCAGCCTGCGGGCATAAGGAAAGCGCCTGATGCAAGTGTTCAACGCCGCATCAGGCGCCCCGCTCTTATGCCTCTGGGACTATTAGAGCAAAAGGAGTATACACCATGTTTCAAGGCGACGGCAATAGTTACACCAACAATAGTGGCAATAGTTACAACTACATGTATGTAACCAATACATTCGATCATTCGTTCAACACGACCAGCACCAACAGCCACAACGGTCACGGCCGCGGCGGGTGGTGCGGCGTGATTGCGCTGCTGGTGCTGGTCGGCATTCCGGTGGCGGTGATCTGGTTCATCGGCTCGATCCTCTCGGAGGTGCTGCGATGATCACCCAACAACTCCTCACCCACGGCAAGGGCCTGGCCGAGCGCTTTGGCGCCGGCAAGGTGCTCGCCTGTTGTGCGCTGGGCTGTTTACTGCCCATTGTTTGCAGCGGCTTTTTCTGCTGTGGGCTGTTATTGCTACTGACAGAATGGCGGTGAGTCATGGTTTTGATTGAACGCGGTTTGAAATGGAGCATTGTAAGCATTGTAGGGCTGATGGTTTTATCGGCTGCCGGCACGGCCATTGCCGGCGCCACCATTAGCGCATTGAACGATCCTGGAGTTTTTAAGCTACTGGTGATCGGGTTTCTCTTTTTTGGCATTTTGTTGGGGGCGCCCGGCGCCTGGTTGGCGATCTGGACGTGGCGTTGGTGGCGACTGTCACGGATTGAGATCCGCCGGGCGTCCCAGTTCGTGGCGCCGGATGAAGCGGGCCGGCTGCCGGTCCCGGCCTCGTTGCTCAAGCAACCCGAATTTGCCCACCGGGCGATCGACGCGCACCAGGCCAGCTTCATGGGCAACCTGAACACCTTCAACTATCAGCCGGCCCAAACCATTACCGGCGCCGACGGTGCGACGATGGCCGCAGCGGCCGCCAGCAAGGGCGAGCCGGGGACCTTCTGGCAGTTGTACCGAGCGGGCAAGTTGCCGCAGAAGGGCTTTCTGATGGGCTATTCGCTAGATGAGGATGGCGAAGAGGTCATGGCCGACTGGCGGCACCTCTATAGCGCGCTGATCGGCGGCAAGAGCGGCACGGGCAAGAGCACATTGATCCGCAGCATTCTGGCCCAGTCGGCCCTGCAGGGTGGGCGCTTTGTGGTCATTGACCCCCACTTCGCCAGCGGCGACGAATCGTTGGGCGCCAGCCTCCAGCCACTGCGCAGCCTGATGCTTTGCGATGTGGCCAGCGAGCAACGGCAGATCACGGATGCGCTGGCCTACGTCGGCCAAATCGGGCAACGGCGTTTGGCCGGCCAGGATAAGGAACGCTGGCCACTGATTCTGATTGTGGACGAAACAACAGCGCTCTTTCAACGCTCGAATGTCGCCGGTACGCTGACCAATGTGTTGGGCCAGATCAGCCAGGAGACGCGCAAAGTTGGTGTTTACGCCATGTGCATCGGTCAGAACTTTGACGGGCGGGTGATGGACACGACGGTCCGCAATAGTTTTGTTTCGATGATCTCCATGCGGGCGCGGCGTGATGTGGCCCGGGTCCAGTCGGGCAGCACCCGCTTTGGCGAGATGGCCGAAACGTTGACGATTGGCCAATGTGTGTGGATGGCGCCGGATGGCGAGATTCATCGCTTGGCCGTGCCCAACTGCACGGCGGCCGACCTGGACGCGGTTGCACGCAGTTTTGGCGGTAAAACCACGTATAGCACGGAAAATACCCGTTTACCAGAGGTAGAGCCATCTTCCACGGTGTCTTCCAAACAGTCTTCCACGCCTACCAAACCGATGGCGTGGACGGTAGCCACGGAAGACACTTTGGAAGACACCGTGGAAGACACCGTGGAAGACACCGTGGAAGACACCGCAATTAACTGGAATGACCCCAAAATTCAGAACGCACTGAGCATGATGAGCCTGGGGCACAAGCAAACGGAGATCATTAAAGAGGTGTGGGATATTCAATCGCCATCCGGGCGCAAGTATGAAGAGGCGGCCCGCCAGTTGCGATTGATTGTTGCAGAGTTAGTCAAACGTTCAACGAAAGGAGTGCTATGAACGAACGGCCCAACGTGACAGTCATTTATCAGGATCCTAAGCCGGCGACCCCTGGGTTGGGTGCCGTGCTACTCGAACTGATGTTTTTCTTCTTCATGGCTGGGGTAATTGCCCTCATTGCGGGCAGTTGTCGAATGCTGATGTAGTGGGGTGGTGGGATTGTTCGCGGCAACCCCACCCTCCAAACCTCTCAATCTGGAAAGGGTTAGAAATCTAATGTATCCGATGATCTGGAATTTGTCAATGAACAAACGCATGGGCGCCACGCCGGTGAATGGTCTGTTTAAGTGTCCACAATGCAACACCTTCTACAATCCCACGTATGGCCCATGCCCCACTTGTTATCCAGGCCGGCGCACTGGGTGGCCGCTGCTGGCGGCCATGGTGGCGTTGGTGGTGGCCTTGATGCTCACGCTGCCGGTGGCGGCGCAGAATCGGCCGTTTTCGATGCCGGTGCAGGCGCTGGCGGGGATCGTCTTTGTGGACCTGAATGGCAACGGCGTCAAAGACTACGGCGAGCCGAATCAGGCCGGGGTCATGGTCGAGGCCCGCACGGTCGATTCCGAGATCCACGCCACGTGGAGCGATACCAGCACGGCGACGGGCGACTATCATCTGTTGGTGTGGGACCCGGGCACCTATGACCTGGCTGCCTACTGTACCGAAAGTTCGGCGGGTCTGTCGAGCGTGTACCTTTGCTGGCGTACGCCACTGGCTGCACCCATTGCGATTGATGGCAGTGGCAAAAGCGTGGATGTACCGCTACCTGCCCGGCGGGTCTATCTGCCAATCATTAGAAAGTGACCTTAATTCAACTTATCTTCATAACGTAAGGAGAACGCATGTTTCCTGTCATTCATTTTGAGAAGCTGTCAGACCTGTTGGGTGAATTTGAAGGCGTCTACCCCACACCCAACCAGACCATCCGAGTGAGCATCCAGCAACGGACTGAAACCCACAATAACTCAATGGGCGGTCAGAAGATCATCACGCTGCAATGCTTTGTCCGTTCGCTGCATAATGGCACCATCCTGTCCTATATGCCCTACGAAGAGATCATTAAGATTGATGCCTTCACCGATAAAGACAAGGCGCACCAGCAATACGAGGACGCCTGGGAGCAACTGCACCTCACCAAGGAACAAATCACCGAGATCATTATTGATGAGGGGCACACGCCGCGTCCGGGGGTGCTCGACCTGGGTGGGGTGCAGCCGGTCGCCGGCCAACGCTGGCAGATTATTACAGAATAAAAAATAAGCCCGTTGGGTGCGTATATCACCCACGGGCTATCATTCACGATGAAAGAAGAGGTTTCACCATGAACTATCTACAGTTTATCAAACAATTTCTCACCAACAAAACTATTGTCCATGCGTCGATGCTGGCGTTTGCGGTGACCAGCACGCTCAACATTGCCGGGTTCTTTTTGGCCACCCATCATCATCTGTTGGTGGCGGCCAGCGCCGGCTTGGCCTTGGGCGCCGGGTTGATGGCGGTGTCGGTTTATTTGAGCCGGCAGGAGTTTGGCAACGGGATGAGTTTTTGGACGCTGCTTGTCTCGACGGTGGCCATGGCCGTACTCTCCGGCCAGATTCAAAGCATGGCCTATCAACTGCATGGCCTGGACGGCTTTACGGCGCGCTTGTTGGGCTATGCACCGCCGTTTGTGGCGGAAGTCCTGTTAGCGCTTTCCGTGAGCTTGGCCGAACGCACCGAGCGCGAACGGGCGCAGCGGGATAGCAAGCAATTTATCAAGGACAGCGTGGCCGAATCGATGACGAGCGCCTTTCGTAACGTCGATGCTAGCCGGATTCAGAAGCACATTGAAAAACAAGTCGATGGCGTGATTCGGGCCTTTGTTGATGACGCCCTGGGCGAAATGTTGGCTGAGTTGAACAATGGGCAGCAACCGGACGCGCCGACTGTTGTACAGCCAACCACGCCGACAGACAGTCCAATTGTGCAACCAACAACCCCCATTGATGAGCAAGACACCCAAATTAAACAACCGGCAACGCCCATGATGCACACACTGGATCTGGCTAACGCGCAACGGCAAACCATCCTTGAACAACGCCAGCAACGGATCCTGAACATTCTTTCTGAACATTTAACGCTGGGCGTCAACGCTCTGCACAATTTACTGGGCGGCGAAGAGACCTGCTCCCGCGGCACATTGAACAACGACCTCAAAGCACTCGCTGAGCAAGGCAAGGTCTATAACGCTGATCGCAAATGGCATCTGATCAGCGCCATTCGCACCGAGCTACCGGCGCCGGCCGTGCCCGTGCTGAATGGCCACAGCCATCACGAATAGGAGTTCCCTTATGAAAACCGGGGACCGGGTTGTCTATATCGCACCGTTCCCAATGCCCGGCCGGCGCTCATTCCGGCCGGGCGAGATCAAAGCCATCCTGGGGCAGTCGGCACTGGTGCTCTTCGACGATTGCCTGTGGGCCCAAGGCGCGCCCTTAACCCGTCTGCACCCGGCAACGCCGGGTGCAGACGGGTGGGGGCAACTGCATTTATTCAGGGAGATACCCCATGACGAATAAAGAACTTTTGCGTGAGCTTAAAGAGCTTCGCACTTTGGTCCAGGATTTACACGGCGACACCCGTGGCACTGGCCGCACCTGCCCATGTCAGGGTAGTGGTCCCGTCTGCGCTACCCATGCCGTTGTACGTGGCCACATTCTCACCGCCGATCAGGCCATCCGTGAGGCCATCATTGTCATTCAAGAATTTAGTATGGAGCATTCGAGGTAGCTATGGAACCCACCGTGCAAACAGCCCTGCGCCAAATCGACCAGGCCGATCTGAGCGCTGCCGAGTATCGGGCAGTGCGGAGGCTGCTGGATGTGGCGGCCACGACAGGCCATGCGAAGCTGACCAAAGAACATTGCTCCACACTTTGCTGCACTACGTCTGATGGCGCTACGCGGCGCCTGCTGGGCAGCCTACAACGCGCTGGTCTCATCCACTATTCGACCAATGGCTTCGTCTATGTTGACTTTGTGGCATGGTCCCCGGCGGCCACCATCGACCAAGAATGGGTCGATGAAACAAACGAATCGCTTACGGTTGATAAAAAATCGGATCACCCACGCGCGAAAAGTGATCACCCACGCGCGCTTTTGGATCACGATGAGGCCGATGAAACAAACGAATCGCTTACGGTTGATAAAAAATCGGATCACCCACGCGCGAAAAGTGATCACCCACGCGCGCTTTTGGATCACGATGAGGCCGCTACCTATACGCACGCACGCGCACGCGGTGTTTGTTTGTTTGTAGATCCTATACTATCCAATCAGGAAGATCTGATTACAAACAAACAAACACCCGACCCGGAAGAACAAGCGCTGGCCTTTGCGCTGCTTTCCTTCCTTCGGGTTAAAGCACCCGTTGCAAAAGAACTGGCCGGCCAACATTCACTGCAAACGATCCGCGAGGCGTGCAGTCATTGGTGGTTCAACCGCAAATCCGCGGGGGGCCAGTTCGAGGAGACACCGGGCATCGTCGTCTACTGGCTGAACAACTGGCAAAGCGCGGGGGTGCCGGCACTGTCGCCCCATTTTCAGCGGTCGGAACTCTACCGCAACTTTCGCACCGCTACCGAGCTGGCCGCCGACCGCCAGGCCGAAGCCGAACTGGCGGCGGTTGTCATACGACCGCAACCGGCTGTGGTCACGGCGTCGGCCGAGGTGCTGCCGACTGATCCCCGCGCTGCGGTTTGGGATCAAATGCTGGCAGAGCTGCGGCTGACCTTGGCCGATGCCACCTACCAAGCCTTTGTCCGTGATACAAAGGTCATTGCCAGTGACAATAACCTTTGGCGGGTACAGGTGGCCAACAAGAGCGCTCTGGACTGGGTGCAAAACCGGCTGGCCAACAAGATCAAGCGCACTCTCTCTAGCATCACCAACCAATCTGTCACTGTTGAATTTTGTTTGGAGGCAACCTCATGAGCCAACAATCAATTACCCACAATCCGGGCTATAGCCCCGCCCAGCGCAAAGCCATGCGGGCCCGGCTGGATCAACTGCTGGGCCGCTGGCTGCTGACGGCCGATGCCAACGAACTGGAGTTCTTAGCGGAGACGCTAGGCGTCAACCTAGACTGGCAGCGCTACCATTTCAACACCGATAAGATGATCGGCCTGGGCAACAAACGCCAACCAGAAGGAGCGAAGCAATCATGACAACTTCAAGCGGTTTCATTGCCGTGCCATTACCGCAGATTGCTGACAACCCCTTCCAGCCACGATCATCCTATGACCCGGAACACATTCTAAAGCTGGCGCTCAGCATCAAGCGGTTGAAGAACAGTCTACCAGCCACGCAGGGTTTACAACAGGTGCCGCTGGCCCGCTTAGCCATCTTGCAGCGTGATGGCACGGTGGAGGCCGCACAGCCGAATCTGTACCTCAATGGACGTGCGGAGCGAGCCATCAACGAGGAACGTAACACCCTAGCGCAACTTATGTTCGGTCACAGTCGCTTCCGGGCACTGAGGCTCTTGAACGATGGCCTACGCTACACACTTAAGTACGATACCATGTGCAAGTTTTCCGCCGTCCCGGAAGTCGAAACGATTTATGCCGATCTGCTCGACCCCGATCTCGACTACGCCACCATGCCCGTGATGTTAGGCTATGCCGATGATCAGGCGATGTGGAAACATGCCATTACGGAGAACTCGCAGCGCAAAAACATCACGGCCATCGATGAGGCCCACAGCATTAAGCGAGCGATTGAAGAACTGGGCCTGACTACAGAAGAGGCGGGCAAACCCTTTGGGTACGCCCGCAGCACTACGGCGAACAAGTTACGGTTGCTTGATCTGCCAACCGATATACAGAAGCTAATGGCTGACGGCGCCATTCCCGAACGTCATGGCCGAGAACTCTTGCGCCTGGCCGATGACCCCGAGCGCGTAAGCCGGGTGGCGGAAACGCTTATCAAGAATGGGATGACCGTGAAAAGACTGGCCGAAACGGTCAAGTGGGAAGAAGATGCACTGAAGAAGGAGCAGCAAAAGGCCGCCGAGCTGGCCGCTGTCCGCGCTGCGCTGGCCGCTGGCTGGCGCTTGAGCGAAGACGCCGAGCCACTCGGAGCGGATCGTGTAACCGACCTGCCCAGTTGGAAAATCAACGAATTTGTCAATGACACTGAGTCCCATGTTGCACTCTTGCAACACGGTAAGTGCGGCGGCCACTGCCCCTGCCTGGTCGTTGGCTATTCCGAGACCCACACAGATCGAATGTTTCGACCAGACCCGGACAATGCGCCGCACTGTGGCTTGGGGTGCAGTGATTATGCCGCCCGCCAGTTGAAAATGCTGGCACTGGGCGATTTGGCACTGACGAGCGCGGAGCGCGAGCGACAGAAGACCCAGGCCGAACGCAAAGAGCGGGCTGCCCAACTTAACAACAAAGCCCACCAAGTGTGGCAACAATGGGTCAAACAGCAAGATAAGCACGCTCTGTGGAATGACATCGCCTTTTGGAAACAACTGTTTTCGGTTGGAAGGTGGCAGGTTGAGGCCATCGTTGCAAAAGCGGACAGCGCGCCAACGGCCTGCACGGAACTACTAAAGCTCTTATACCAAGGCACACGCACTTGGGACGATGAGGTACGCGATCATGTCCACACGGTTGAGGAGGTCAATAAGCTGATCAAGGCATTAAGTGGTGTTTCCCAGGAAACAGAAGGGCAAGGCGCCAATGGCCATACAGCTTAAACGCTACACCGCCGACTCTAGAGCGTCGGCAGCGACCAGTAACTCCAAGCGCTGGGAATCGGAATTCGCCCATGAGACTTGGGCTATTGATCTGCTGGACATGCTGCCCCTTGCCGAGTTTGAAAAGCTGCTGCGCACCACCCGCTCTGGGCTTTGTGCCGGCACAAAGCCCAGAGCGGGTGGTGCGCAGCCTGTTTCGCCATCATCCCAAAGGCTTGACCCGGCTGGAGGTCAAGCGTTACACGGGCCTGAACAATGGCAAGGTCGCTGCGATTGTCTGCCAGCCGGCCTATAAGATGGTAGGCCAGCGAGTCGATCGGCAGTACACGTCACAGGTTTGGGTGCCGACTATACCAACCTAACGGATAAAGCAAAAGGCGCACCAGGTGACTCTGGTGCGCCTTTTGCTTTACAACGCAAGGCGGGGGACCGCTGCAAAATCTCAAGCCATTGGCCGCCGAAATTTCAGCAAAACGGCGCACAGGACAAGCGTTCTATTTACGATAATATTAAGTGACTGTGCTACAATGAGGGCATGAACGACGCGTTAGAGGCTCCAGAAGCTAAATTGATCGCCGAGATCGTAAAGCGATTAGGCGATGAACTCCCAGAGTTACTCCGCAGCGTCGCGGGCGGCTATAAGATCTCGATCCACATTCTGCCGGGCCACAAAGAGGCTAAGATCGAGTTCCAGCCCAAAATCATCACAATCCGCACAGCAGCCAAAAATCGATAAGCGTTACGTAGAAAATGCGGCGCACTTTTCCCAAACCGGGGAAGAGTGCGCCTTTTTTATTTTGTTGCTGTGGAGGATGGATGATGTCGCGATTGACTGTAGTCAAAATGGCCGCTGGACTGCTGGCCGGGGTCTGGGCCAGTATATCGGTAGTGTTACAAGTGCTGTTGCTGCTGATGGTACTCGACTTCGTGACGGGGCTGGTGGCGGCCATTCAAACGCAGTCGCTGGAGAGCCACAAAGGCCATCTGGGCATTGGTAAAAAGGCCGTGGAGCTAGCGTTGATTGCGGCCACTGCCATCACTCAGCAGCACTTGCGCCTGGACTTGCCGCTGACCGAAGTCGTCGCCGGCTTCTATATCGCCAATGAGTTTATTTCGATCTTAGAAAATGCGGCGACGGCCGGTGTACCTGTGCCGACGATTTTACGGGATGTGCTGGCCAAATTGAATGTGACCGATCTAAAGAAGGATTGATATGCCAAACGCTCTCTTCCTAACGTGGCGCAATCATCTATCGAGCAGTGACTATAGCGACTTTGGGGCCACCGTGGCCGGCACTGCCGACAATCGCTATGAAGCGGCCTTAATCCACCATTTGACTCCGGCCGAGAATCAAGGGCGCCATCATGTTTTTGTTGATGTGATCGATGCGTTGGGGCGGTTGATCCGTGGGGATACTACGCTGCGGATTGGCTGGACGTGGGAAGGGCGCCGCACTGACGAGCTGGCGCCACCAGTGCCACTGGATAAGGGGTTGGATGAGCCGGCGGGCAACGTGCCCATTTATAAGGGCATGAAGCTAACCGTCTGGCTGGAGCGTGATGACCAACGCGTTAGCGACCTGGTAGGCGGATTGCATGGCTTGGTTGAGGATGTGGGGAGCGGCAATACTTGGCATCATAACAGCTTTTATATCATCTTCCGCGAACGCATTGTGATGAGCAAGCCTGCAATCATCGATCCGTTACCGCAGCCGGCCGGCCTGGCTGCGCGGGTTGCGGCACTCGAAAGTGACATGGCCGTCTTGAAAAAACTGGCGGGAATGAAATGAGCCAATTTATCTTTGGCCTGCACGATGCCGGCGGGGAACAACTCATGCTCGATGCCGGCCGGCCGGGCTGGATCGTCTTTACCGAGGAGCTGGGCGCCGACCCCCAAAACCATAGTGGCCGAGATTATCGGCCATGGTCCGACAAGGGGCTGGGCATTATTGCGCGCCTGAATCATGGCTATGGCAGTGCCGGCACCTTGCCCGACGGCGAGCAGCATGAGTTGTTCGCCCAACGCTGCGCCAACTGGGTTGCGGCGTCGCCGGGCTGCACCCGCTGGATTATCGGCAACGAGCCGAATCATCCCAACGAATGGCCCGCCAGCAATCCGATCACGCCCCAGCGCTACGCCATGTATTACACCTTCTGTCGGGATGCCATCCTGGATCTGCCTGGCCACGAAACCGACCAGGTGATCGTGGCGGCCGTCGCGCCCTGGTGTGCCAAGTGCGGTTATGCCGGCAACGTCGAAGCCGACTGGATCCGGTATTTTGAAGATATGCTGCGCTATGTGGGTCTGTGTGATGGCATTGCCCTGCACGCCTACACTCACGGCGCCCACCCGTCGCTGTTGGTCAGCGAGTCCAAGATGAGCAATCCTACCTTTGCCCATCGGCTGCTGCACTTCCGCGCCTATCGTGAATTCATGGCGGCGATTCCGTTGGCCATGCGGTCCATTCCGGTTTATATCACCGAGACCAACCAGGGCGATCACGGCTGGGTGGATGCCAACACCGGGTGGGTCCAAGCCGCCTATGCCGAGATCGACGCCTGGAACGAACAGCCCAACACTCAAAAGATTTATGCCC